CGTGTTTGAACTAGAACGACGTGGCGTTAGACAAGGCTTAGCGCCAGTAATTGAAACTCTATTCCACCGTGGGCCAGAGAACGGCGGTTGGGATTGGGAAACGTTACGTGCCGATTACGAGCTTCACCGTTCTAGGGCTACACCGTTGCCTAAGGAAGTGGCGCTGGCACGCGCTTTGCATGTAAATAAACGCCAAGTGTCCGTAATGTTGTCTAAGCACATGAATGGCATAGACACCATGGGTAACGAGTTATCAGATAATAGGAAGGAGTTTTACGACCGTATAGCAGCGGTAATTGAGTCCGTAGACGGCAGTGAAAAGATGCTAGAGCACTGGGATGGGCTAGGCCACAAAATGGCCAACCAGAACGCGTTTAGATACGCAGCGCTTACACACCCCGATTTCATTGAACCGATGAAAAGCGAGCGCGAGCGCACGGTGGTGATGAAGGGCATAGAGCAAGGGCTGATACGTGCGCAGCAGATGTTGAGTGGGGTAGCGGATGCTACGGCATTGGACACGGCGGTAGCGGTGACAAGGGCGGTAAATGCTGGCAATACGCCAGAAGCTAGAGAGATCCTTGTGGCATTTGTGGCAGAAACGTTCCAAGCGGCGTTGGTAGATAGATCGTAGTGCGAACACGAGAAAGGGCAGATGATGAGCAGGATGGTAGATTGTTTCATTGACAGAGATCACAGCGGGCACTGGTACTTAGTCGAAGAGGCCCGCAGGGAAGAATGGAACAGGTGGCTGGATCTACCTGAAGAAGACGAGGATTCGTGGAATGCGCCAGCATATGCTGACCGGTTGGCAGGTCATCCGTCTAGCTTTGTCTTCAAATATGACAAGACTCGCCCTAACGTGACTTTCAGATAAGGACTGATACCGCCGTATGCTGAGGAGTGGTGAACGATGTGCAAAGCTAGCAAGTACCATTTGCTAAAGGAGGGCGAGATAGTTCGTCCGCTTGACGAGTTCTACGATGACGACGCGAAGAAGTGGAAACGTGTGGTTAATTCCGTTGGTAAGCCGGTATCTAGCCCGTGTTACACGTCACATCTGCTGTTTCGGCGTAGGCTTAAAGAGGACTAGTGCCACGCATTGCAGACATAACAGAAGATACGCAGGAGAGTACGCGATGACTGTAGTAAAAATGGAAAACATAGACATGTGCCCGCATATGTTAACTTGCGGGCCGTCCACTCAGCTCGGGGGTACGTTGTATATACTAAGCACGGGTTACCGCAGCTCAGTATTGTGGCCAAATGTTGAGATATCCGCAGGGAAAAAGAAACGCTGGACTCTGTATGCATTTGGTGTTGGGATACGCAAGGACGCAGACGGTTTTAGGACGTTTAGTCACTGGAGGTATGTATGAAGCAACGGCCAGTGCAGTTCACCGCCGACCACAGACATGGGAGAATACGAGAAAAGTTCTACAGCTTGCGCAAGCTTCAGACCTTGAGCTAGGTAACTGCGAAATACATATCCGTGAGCACAGTATGCGAGTATACGACGGTGAGCACTGGAGAGAGGTAAGCAACGTGAGTGACGCAGTAGACATCGTTGTAGGCGAGCGAGCCAGAATGCGCCGCACTGGCGGTATGAAGGCACACATATTACAAACAGAAGGCGAGGACGTTAGGTAACCAATGAGCAAGGCATATCAGCTGTACATGTTCGACATGGGTGACCAGGGCACAGGGATGCTTATCAGGCTAAATGGAAAGTACGTGCACATAGACTCTCTATCTCTAGATGACCAGGAAGACATAAGGAAGTCTGTACACCAGTGGGAGACGGACAGAATGAAAGACCCCTTGACAAACGCCGCTGACTAGTGTAGGGTACGCACAGTACTGATCGCATGACGTAGGCTAGTCAAAGGAGCTAACGAGACGTGCTGTGATCTAAGAACAGCGTCGCTCAGTCCACTCTAAGCGACGCAGCTGAAACCCTCGACCAAGGAGGAATTCCGACATGGCCAAGCCTACAGCATCACCCAACGACACGGCAAGCCCGTCGCCCGACTGCATCTGCTACGACCCCAAGCCGGTTGACGGAGACCTTTCGGACGTCTGGTGTCAGGCCAAGGATCATTGTCCAGGACCCTTGAGCGCCGCTGGCTGCTCTGACGCGTGGTGCGTCGACACCATGGATAGTTCGCTAGACGGTGCTGCGCCAGGTTTCGTCCCGCTTTTGAACGGGGTTGTGCAGCATGGTCCGTTCGCCACGCACCAGGAGGCGGAAGCGTGGATCGGGGAAAACCGATGAGTGCCGCCGAAGCGACAAGCGCCAAGCTTTGCAGCGCGGCCTGTACACATCTGATGGACGCAAAGGCGGCTATTTGTCGTGCCATCGCTGCCGTAGATCAGCTTGACAAGGACGGATCTAGTGAGCTTTTGGTCCAACTATGCTCGATCTCGGTCCCTGATCCTCCGAACTGGCTGCGAAGCTACGGATCCAAAGAGGACGGAAAGAGCGGCTGCCGCCACGACGAAGCGTCCACAGACGACGTCAGCATGGACAATAGGTCCCGTGTTGCGCTTGTCGGTGCAGTACACGGTACTCTAGGACTAGCTGAGCGATTGCTAAACCCTGCTGTAGACATCGCGCACTATGACGAACTCTGCGAGATAGAAAACGCTCTACGGCGCATGTTGCTTAGAGCAGAACGAGCTAAAGCAGACTGTACTACCACTAGTCAAGGAGAAACGAATGCCTAACACACCAGACGCCTACCGTGAAGCCGCCGCAGAGTGCATCGCCGCACAGAACGAAGCGATACGTAAAGCACGTGCTATCGCATCGAAAATAATCCTTGGTAAGCTCCGACGTAAAGCTTACGAGGAGGCTAATCGTGCTGGCGACGGGTACGGTGAGTGTGCGGCGTTGTACTGCACCCTAGCAAGTAACGGCTAAGAGAGCCTGGCTGCATGGCAGCACATGAAGACAGTTTACGCAATCTACTAGAGATACTACGCGACGTACCCGCGTTCACGTTCTCTATTAATTGCGTGTCCGGTCTAGTAGGCCGCGATGTATGCCAGTGCTGGCGATGTACTGGCATAGAGCCAAGAGACGAGAATCCTGGCTGGCATAGAGCAGCGCAGTTGATCACCGAAGGACACAGAGCTGAGTTGTCTAGATGGCTACAGGAGAACAAGTTAGTATCGCAAGGGAAGGCACGTAGTTTGTGAGCTTCTACGACGACTTACTAACTGGTTACGACGAACTGGTATCCACTCCAGACGGACTACCTACGTCCGTAATAAACCGCCTCCAAGTACACCAAGCCCGCATGTCCACGCGGTCTCGCACTTGCCAGTCATGGCTATACGAGAAACTCCCTGGTGTATTCAGCGATCCACCAGCACGGTATCACACTGACTTCTTTCATCACGTGGACACATTACGTCTTGGTGAAAAATCCCGCCCGTACTTAGCCTGCTGGCCGCGTAGTGCTGGCAAGTCCACAGCGGCTATGGGCGCTACTGCATTTCTCGCTGCTATGGGACAGACCCGCTACGCATTAGTACTATCCGAACATTTACCTAACGCACAAGACAGGCTACGGTCATTGCGCCTGATGTTCGAAGAGCCGTCATTTAGACGCTCATATCCGCTTATCGCGATGCCAGCTACTACGGCAGAAGGCCGACTGCTCGGTTGGAACAGCCGTATACTGTTCACAAAGTCTGGCCACATATTCCAAGCAACTAGTCTAGAAGCTGGCAAACGTGGTGCTAATCAAGCCAGTGTAGAGCAGTACGACCCACACATGCCCGACGAAGCACGCGAACGACTAAAAGCAGTACGCCCGGACTTGTGTCTGTGGGACGACATAGACAACCAGCTAGATACGTCCCGTGCTACAGCGCGTAAGGAAAGCATCCTAGCGACCGAGGTAATGCCTATGGGCAGCAGGCTATACCCTATGCGAGTGCTCATCTTGCAAAACCGTATAGTACACGACGGTGTAGTCGGTCGCATACTTGAACGCAGAAGTAAGTGTGCTAACGACGCAATAGTCAGCGGCCCGTGGAAGGCTCTGGTAGACTTGAAGACTAAACCAGTGATGCGTAGAGTTATAGCTACTGGCGCAGAGAACCTTGATGAACGCTCCATTGACGAGTACGTCAGACAGCAGCATGCCCAAGTGGATAGTGTCGTAGATCAGGACGAACAGTACGTAGAGTATCCAGCACATGACATCGTAGGCGGTATCCCTAGCTGGCCGGAGGGGATGAGTATAGCAAAGTGCCAGCAGCTAATCGACGACATGGGTATAGGGGCGTTTCGTGTAGAGATGAACCACGAGACTACGAATCGCGAAGGGGCACTACTAGACGATTCGTACTTTCAACAAGTGCCAGATGAGTTTGACTTGAAGACAATCCGTGAACGCATTGTATCCGTCGATCCTGGCGGCGGTGCTACAGAGTCCGGTATTACTGTAATAGGCCGCTCTATAGGCGAGAAGGCTGGCACGCGGTGCATGATGTACTACGTCATGGAGGACTTGACTACGGGGCCGCGCGAAGGCTGGGAGGTCGTTGCTGTCACGGCGGCTCATCGGCACAAATGTGACATACTGGTAGAAGATAACTACGGTGGCAAGAACCTGATACGTGCAGTAGAGACAGTGCGCGATGACCTGCGGCGGCGCGGCAAGATACCGGGACGGCTGCCCCAAGTACACCCCGTACATGCTAGCAACAACAAACATGACCGTGCCGTGCCGTCCT